GAAAAGGATGAGACTGAAGAGGAAACTCCCGAAGTCAAATTCGACGCCGACTACACCGGATGGACTGAAGAGTTTATCGAGAACGGGGAACTGTCAGACGAGACCCGTGAAAAGGTAATCGAAGCAGTCTTCCATGAAGGCGTTCCCAAGGAAATGAAAGAGCAGTTTGTAGCAGCGTATGAAGCTGGGCTGACTGCGATCACTGTGGAAACCAACAGGTCCGCTTATGAACTTGTTGGTGGTGAAGAGAACTATTCGAACATGGCTACATGGGCTCAAGACAACCTTGAGTCTGTTGAGCTGGAAGCGTTCGATGCAGACGTTCTTGGCACCGACATCACCAAACGTGACTCAGCTATCAAAGGTCTCAACGCCCGTATGCATCAGGCCCTTGGTTCAGAGCCAGACTTTGAACCGAACTTGGCGCACAACGCTGGCCGAGCTGCTGGTGAACCCATCATAGGGTCTCGTCAGGAGTTGGTCAAGATTCAGCGTACCGAAGAGTATAAGAAAGACCCCGCGGTACGTGCGAAAGTTGCACGCCAGCTCAAACAATCAATGGACTCAGGCAAATACATTTCTTGAGTTCTCTTTTCCCAAAACCCTAAGGAGTAATCTCTAATGGCAACAGCAAATGTCTCAAGGCTAGGCCAGAAGAATGCCGCTGGCGACGATCAGGCAATCTTTCTGGAAGAATTCTCTGGACTCGTACTCGAAAGGTACGATTTCACACAACTCACTGACGACCGCCAAGTGGTCAGAAACATCAAGAGTGGTAAGTCCGCACAGTTCCCGATGGTCTGGAGCACGATAGCCGCCTCGCATACGCCGGGCGCTGAGATCGTGGGTCAGAACATTGAGCACAACGCGAAGACTATTGCGATTGAGGATCTCCTCTATTCGGATGCCTTCGTTGACGTACTCGACGATGCGATGAACCACTACGAAGTGAAGAGTTCATACGCTCACCAGATCGGTGAGGCACTGGCAAACGCGAAGGACACAAACTCCTTCCGCGCGGTCTTCACGGGTGCGGCTTCTTCGCATCTCATTGACCAGTCAGGCGACAATGACGGCACTGCGATTCAGAGTGCTGGCCTGTCCACAACCGCGTCCGTAGCCAAGGCTGCGATTTATGATGCGGCTGAGACTCTTGACGAGAAGAACATACCGACCAACGAGCGCTATGCTGCACTGCTCCCGTTGACTTGGTATCTCTTGCTTGAAGACGGTGAGTTCATTCACCGTGACTACGCTGGTGAAGGATCGAAGGCTCACGCCACGATGCCCTTTGCTGCGGACCTTCAGGTGCTAAAAACAAACAACATACCAACTGCTAACGATACGTCGAACACAGATGTGCCCTCGGTACTTCGTGACGACTTCCGCGAGTGTGTTGGTCTGGTGTGGCATCGAAGTGCCATCGCCACTGTCAAACTGCTTGACCTCCGTACTTCCATTGACTGGGACTCCCGCCGTCAAGGCACCCTGTTGATTGGTAGCTACGCGATTGGACAAGACTGGGTGAGAACCGAGGCTTGTGTCAGTATCGAAGACACTTCCATAGTGTAAGTGTTAATCAAGAATCCCTGACAGGATTAAAAGGCATTGATCCGCCTCCACCCCCGGAGAGATCTGGGGGTGGTTTCCTGTTGGATTCGCAACTGTCAGGAGACCCTTATGAAAGAATGCAGAACGTGTAAAACCGAACTCCCTCTAAATGAGTTCCCGAAGAACGCCACTGCCGCTGATGGACACAGGAACTTCTGCAAGCCGTGTCATAGTGCGAAGACAAAAGCTAGTGACGGCACCCCAGAGCGCGTAGAGTTCTTGAAAGAGTACAACGCAACCCCGGAACGGAAGAAGGGAAAGGCGAAGAGTCTACGGAAGTGGTATGGAAAGAATCCTTTCTCAGTCATGGCAAACAACGCCAACGCTCGCCACCTCAGAAGAGGGCACCCGGAGTGGCCGCAGCCTACCCCCACAGACATTGAAAAGTGTTGGATAGAGAGTGGCGGCAAATGTCAAATCTGCTTCACACAAATTGAACTGGGGAATGGACCGAGCGCCCCCAATGCCGCAGTTCTTGACGCTCTCGACTCTTCAAAACCCTACGCTACCGGGAACATAAATTTCCTATGCGCTCCTTGTAACATACGCAAGAGTGACCACACCCTTGAAACCGCTCAACGACTCGTTGAATTCCTAACGGAGAAACTAAATGGCAAACCCCACACAGACCACTGAGCTTGGCGCAGTGAACATGATGCTGGCGTCGATTGGTGAAAGACCAGTCAACAACCTCAGCGATAGTCAGCGCTTTGATGTAGCCCGAGCGGTCTCCACTTTGAATGAGATCAATGTCATCGTACAGACCCGTGGTTGGTGGTACAACGAGGAGAAGGAAGTAGTCCTCACTCCTAACGATGAGGAGGAGTACATCATAGACCCCAACTCCATCAAGGTTGACCCATCCGACACGTCTATCAGAAACTTCGTTAAGCGAGGCTCTCGCCTCTACAACAAAGACACTCACACTTTCACTGGCAACACTGATACCCTCAAAGTGGACCTCATCTGCCTCCTACCTTTTGAAGACCTCCCCGAAACAGCCCGCATGTACATAGCCCGTAGAGCTGGCGTTGTATTTCAGACCCGCTCAGTTGGCTCCCCCACTCTCTTTGAGTTCACTGAACGTGACGCGCAAGAGGCGTGGGGTTCTCTGCTTCAAGAGGAGCTGGACAACGTAGACACCAACCTGACCTATGCACCCGGAATCATGGATGTGGTCTATAGGAGATAAGCATGGCACGGCGAAGAGCACGCGCAGGAACGGGAGAGATTGTCTCTAAGACTATTGACTCTCTGATTGAAGGAGTGAGCCAACAGCCCCCTTCCATCAGACTGGCCTCACAGTGTGAAGCTCAGGACAACATGATTTCAAAGATTGTGGAAGGCGTGCGCCGTCGCCCACCCACAGAGTTCATCGCCGCTCTTGATGAAGACCCGTACACCGCTCCCACTGAAGGGTACAAGGCTCACATCAGGGCGAGAGATGAGAGCATTCAGCATCTTGTCCTCATTGAGAACGGAGCCATCAGAGCCTTCAATCTGCTCACCGGACAGGAAGCGGAAATCCTCTCCTTCCCTATGACCGCTGTTTATACGGAAACCGTCGGGGAGTTCAACGACCGAACAGACGCGGCGAATCAGGCCACCATCAATGATGTCACCCTCATCGTCAGTGAAGATACTAACAGTGGTTCATGGTTTTGTGGACCTTCCCCTTTTGGTGAGATCGAGTTCAAGATTTCCACTCCGGGTGAGGGTAACTACACGATGGCGTGGGAGTACTCCACTGGTCAAGACTCTTGGGAGACTCTGACCGTCACTGATGGCACTGGTCACTTCAAGAACGGTGGCTCCACCAGCGTTACGTTCACGCCTCCGGCAGATTGGGCCGAGACCACCGAAGACACTGTTGTAGGTTACTGGGTCCGGGCTCGCTATGTCTCTGGTACCATAACTCAAGATGCGTATGGCGATCAAATGTGGATCAGGTATGATTCGTACCTTGACATCGCAGGGGACAGCGCAAATGAAGCCTTTTCCATCACCTCGGTTGCTGACTACTCGTTCATTGTGAACAAGGAAACAGAAGTGGCTATGTCAGGCGTAGCCACCGCGGCCCGCACCAATGAGTTTATGATCTTCTTCGTTGAAACCGGAGGAGGCGGCTCACGAGATTGGAACCACATCATTGGTGATGCTCCGGAGACCCCTCCCATCACCCTTGCTAACTCCAACCCCGTAGGCACCGATCCCGGTGACATGATCCAGCGCCTTCTTTACCACGTCTACGATGAAGACAATAACTACCCTCGTTGGATATTCAACCGCGAACATATGACGGTCCTACACGGCATACAGGACACTGATGTAGGGAACCCCGACGAAATTGGAACCCCCACCTATGACTACAGCGATGAGGTGTACACCTTCATTGGTCCGCAGACTCAACGCTTCTCTGACCTCCCGCCCAAGGGCGTGGATGGATTTCTCACCGAAGTCACGGGAGCGGATGGGAACGAAGAGAACAACTATTGGATCGTTTATGATGAGAGCCTCTCCGCGTGGGTAGAGACAGTAGGTCCCACGCTCGACAATACCTTCAACAAAAACACCATGCCCCACGTTCTCATTCAGACGAGCGTAGGCGGCGGGACCGCGGGAGCTGACACCTTCACCTTCGGCCCGCAAACTTGGGCTGAACGCGCAAAAGGCGACGTTGACTCTGCTCCGGAGCCCACCTTTGTAGGGAACAAGATTTCTGACGTGTTCTTCCATAAGAATCGGCTGGGGTTCGCG